GGAGGCTTTAAAGCCTACATGTTCACTCTAGGGTAACATGCGGACAGAATCTCTTGGGACCGTGGGTGATTTCGCACGACCCAGGCCAGCTGAACATACCAGCCCGGATAACCCACAGACCCTACCGGATGAGACAAGAACCGGAAGACAGTCTTACCAACCGTCTCAGGCTCGGCTAAACCCGACTCATTCCACTTATGAGAGCAGAACGAAATTCCGGAAACCACATCAGTTACTTCTGTCATCTTCACTGTGTGACCTAACTTGTCGAGGCACGCATCAACTCCGGAGTAGTACCTCTCAACGCAGTCATCCCCCATGGCGGCGACATCAATGTGATCAGGAAGGTGGTATCCTGCCATCTGGCGCGCCACTAACGACGCTATCACACGCATCCTAGAATTACTAGAACTCGTACAATACCTGCCAGACAACTGGACTCCATCATCTTCCTGAGCAACAAGTTCACCTCCTGGAAGGACAAACACCGTACGTGAACAGATCAAAGCATTCTGCTTCTGGAGACGAGTAAACAAGTCTTCATCAGAGCAGCCCGCCAATCTCGCGCGAGCGTTCGCGTCCGCATCCATCTCCCACCTCTGAACAGACCAATCCCACCCGCTAACATCGGTCATCTGCAAAGGACCACCACGCAGTTGTTCGACGAACCAATCCCGCATAAGGAGAAGACCATCATCCGCCAGGGATATACCCGGTTTGGAGGGGCACTGGGACCAAGAGCGAATCTCCGCATTGTTCTGTTTGGAGCACAATAAGCGCTCAACAATCTGATCAACCAAAGACACTCCCGATATCAACCTGTACCTCTCCTGACGAATCTTCTTCAACGTATGAGGCTCGTTCTTGACAAACAACCGCACAGGGTCAACTAACCCTCTTCGAACCAGCTCCACAGCACTACAGTCTTCAACATCTAAACTACGCGCCCTCGCGACTAACCTCTCTACTACCGCACTCTCCACCAACCGAAGGTTTTCAAGAACCTTCTTGTTGGTGTGGCCCAGTAACATGAGAGGGACTCCTGGCGTGGAGTCACCAACTACATCCTCAACAGCTCGCGAAAGCTGGAGGGCAGTCCTGGCGTCGTCGAGGTCATACCCGCGTCCCTGGCGGACTTGATCAAGCCAACCACCTGATTCCAGTCCATCAGGAACGCTTGTTCGCGGATATTG